TAAAAATTTAATAATGTTTGATAACATCTTTGACCTTGACGGTGCTATGCGTGAGGTTAGAAAACATAAGCCTGATGTTATTGTTGATGATTATATCGGACTCATAAGCGTAGGTGGAATTGAAGATAACAGGCTAAGAATTGATACAATTATGAAACAGTATAAGTGGGCAGCAAAGAAAAATGATGCCTGTGTTATACTCGTATCCCAATTAAATCGTGAGTGCGAGAGTCGTCATAACAAACGACCCTTACTGCGTGACCTTAGAGATAGTGGCTCAATAGAACAGGATGCTGAAATGATTTTATTTATGTTTTATGAATGGAGATACTTCTTTGAGGAGTCAGATTTAGGAGAATATGGAATTGATATGATACTAGGTAAGAACAGATACGGTAAGACAGGTAAAGTAACACTTGGGGTTTTAGGCAACAGGTGTAAACTGTACAATGATAAAAATGAAGCATTACAGGAGGCATACAAATCATGACAGAACCAGTAGTGACCATTAAATTTACACAGGCAGAAGTAGAAAAACTTATGATAGCTCTTAGGTTTTTAAAGTCAGTACCAGTGCCAGTTAACGCAAGTTGGAAAAAGCCCTATAATCAGTTATTAAAGGACTTACAGAAAATAAGCGATGACATAGATGATGCTAAAAAGATTAAAAGTGAAGAGGAAGCATCAGAAAATTTTAGGGAATCTTTTCAAACACCTATAAAATGTGAACCTTGTGAGGACTAAATGAAAACAAAAAAGAAGAAGCCTACAGTTAAGGATATTAGCTTTAGGATGCAGATGCTTGAAGAATTACTTGAAGGTCTGCAAAAATTTATGTTAGAACCATTAGCAAGATCAATAGACGTTCTGGCATTAACTCTTAATGAATATATTGAAATGAAAGATGATGGAGATAAATAGAATAGATGTCTAGAGATTGGAAAAGACAGATAATCGTAGAAGATAGATACTTGGAAGCTACCTCACTACTCAGAGACTTAGAAGAAAGTATTTCTTGGTTGACTAAGCGTGATGAATGGGAGACATTGAAGGAAGGAAGTTCATTGGAAGATTTACAACTAACAATTAGAAAGTTTTTGGAAAGAGAGTAAAGATGAAAAACTACACAGTAGTAGCTCGAATGACCACAGCATTGACAATAGACATCTCAGCAAAAAACCTTGAGGAAGCTGAAAAGATAGCACGTAATACGGATGGTGGTTATTTTACCGAAATTCCTCAGAGTGGGGATTGGGAAATATACAGTATCGTAGAAACTAATGCATAGTACCGTCTTCAATAAGATCTCTATTTTAAAACAAGAGATAGAACTACTTGAAGTTTGTAGAGAGGATACAGATAATATCGAATGTAAAATAGTGATAAGAGATGATGATACCAACAACAGAAGTTATTTTATGGATGATATTGAATATGAAATAGTGATGAAATGGTTAAAGAGTAGAGTCAAAAATTTAGAAAAGGATTAGCTAATGAATATATGGATTTTAATTATGGTACTATCTTGGAGCTTCTGAGATGAAACCTTTTCATGGTGATGAACAAATGTACTTGGTAGAGATACATCTACCTTGCCCAGAATGTACTACGACAGAAGAATATGAGAAAGGTCACATAGGTAGTGGTACAATTTGTTATCAACGAGTAGTTGACAATTCAGAGGGAAAGGATTATTCTCTATTTGAAAGAGAATGTGAACAATGTGGAGGTACTGGTAAATGGATCTGTGAGGAGAATTATGAAAGTATAGTAGAAGCAAAAGAAGATTATCCTAATTCAATAGAATGTATCGTGATAAGGAACAGATAATGATACCAACAACAGAAATTAGTGGCACTTGTTTACAAGGAAGTCTTAACATTACCTATGAGGAGCTTACCAATATCTTTGGAGAACCACACGTTAAAAGAACAGCACCACTTGATACTCAGTTTGATAGTAAAACAGATGTGGAGTGGCATTTTATAGAGGAGAGAAATGGAACTGATAATGTGGTGTTCACTATTTATAATTGGAAGAATGGTCCAGCCTATACAGGCCAAGGAGAGGTAGAAACAATTACGAGATGGCATGTTGGTGGGTATAATGCTAATGCTTTTGATGTCGTTAAAAGATATGTCAGTAATCCTTTCAAGTGGTTAAGTATTTAGGTGTAGGAATAGCAGGAGCGCAAGACTACGTTCCTGCTGTTACCCAAGAAGGTTGGATATGTTATACATGCAAGAAAAGATATACGGCAGCAAGTGCAAAAGCATGGATTGAGAAAGGATTACAACAACAATGCAAGACATGTTATGAAAAAGAAAAGAAGTAAGTATTTCGACCTATTTAATTTTTATATGGTAGTGTTAATGATTATAGTCTTAGCTTCATACATGTTATATATCGTATCAATAGGAATAATACAGACTATTTGTGGATGCATAGTATGACTAAGGTCTTACAGGAGAGGGAAACTTAAAGGAGTCTAACATGGAAAATGTTGTTGAATTTGAGGAACATTGGAAAAAACATACGTTAGCTACGTGGTTAAATAAACTTAACTGGTATATTCAAATGTATGAATATGGTGAGATTAGTTTTAATGTTTTGTTAAATAACTTCATTGAAATGGGATATGATAGAGAAGAACTAGAGGAGTATCTTAAAGAACATGAATGATTTATTTGCCATACCAGACTTTCTTAAACGACAAAAGAAACGTGGTAGACCAAGGAAAATACATGAGCCTGACTATGAGGAAGAGACACGGAAAAAGTATGAAGAATGGGACTTGATTAAACAAAAGAAATATGGTAAACCTTATAGAGTCTACTTTGATAATGAAGCTCCAAGGATAGGATCTGGAATGAGGAAAGTGTATGTAAAGGAAGGTCGCAAGTGGGTACACTTAGCCTATCATCCTAGTGATCCTGTTGAAACTTTTGTAACTCGTGCTAGAATAAGAATGTCACAATGGAATAAACTTAAACGTAACCATGAAAAATATGGAAGAATGTTTACATCATGTTAGATACACCTATCGTTCACTTTAAATTAACAAGTAGTGAATACAGAAAATTAGTAACTATGTTAAAGAATGCTGGAGGTTCAGACCCTCTCGTAGATTTAGTGAACAAACTTATCATAGATCACTCAACCTTGTTACAGGAAGTTACCAGCAGTTGTCACATACAGTTCGTTTGGGCTGATAAAGAAGAGGATATGGACGATGAGGACTACAGGAGAAAGTCTGTCTACTCCTAGAAGAAGTAAGAAAGAATGGAAGTGGAATAAACTATTAAAAAGCAAGTACCGTAAAAAGAAGAAGGATAAATTTGATGACCCTTATAAACAAAATAGAAATAAGAAAAGGAATAGATGGCCTTTATAGAACATGGGCTGAAATACATTTATCTATCTTGGAAAAATGGGACAAGAAAAACTGGAAGATATATCACAAAAAGAAAAATTCATACTTTCAATATCCTTTTAAGTGGACAACTATAGCGACTGGTGAAACTAAAGAAGAAGCAGAGAGAAATGCAGAAGATATTATTTCTCGATATAGAGACTGACAAATTAGATGCAGAAAAAATACATGTTGTGGTATGCAAAGATGGACAGACAGAAACATTAAATTATTTTACCAAAGCTAATATCTTTAACAAGTTCATCTTGAATTATGATATCCTTGTAGGACACAATATCATATCCTTTGATGCACCAGTCCTGAATAAACTATGGAACTCTTGTATTCCCATATCAAAAATTGTAGACACTTTTTTGTTATCGGCTTTATTCAATCCTGATAGAGAAGGTAAACATTCTCTTGCTGCATGGGGTAAGAGACTTAACATGGATAAGATAGAATACCTAGACTTTTCAGAGTTTAATAGTAAGATGTTAGAGTATTGCATTAACGATGTTGAAATTACATACAAGCTCTATCATTACCTGATGGACATAGAGAAGAGAGATTTTTCTGACAAGTCAATTAGACTGGAACATAAAATTAGACATGTTCTAAATAAACAAGAACGACATGGATTTTATCTTGATGTGGAAAAAGCACATAAGTTAATGATGGAAGTTAGTACAGAAGCTAAGACCATAGAAGATAATCTCTTGAATAAGGTTCCTTTAAGAACAAAATTTATTAAGGAAGTTAAACCTAAGATAAAGAAGGATGGCACACGATCTAATGTAGGATTAAAGAAATATAATAGCGAGGATATTGTCGGT